ACAAACAATGGTTTGAACGAATTCCGCTGATTATGAAACTTCAAGAAAAATCAATGAAACTATCTGACAAAACTCTGACTCTTCTAAAAAACTTTTCTTCCATTAATCAGTCGATCTTGTTTAAAGAAGGAAGCAATCTTCGAACTATTTCTGTCATGAAAAATATTATGGCAGAAGCAACTATTGATGAGGAACTTCCTAAGGACTTTGGCATTTATGATCTAAATCAGTTTCTTAATAATCTAAACCTTTATCATAATCCAGATCTTGATTTTAAGAATGATAATCATGTGTTGATTAAAGAAGGTAAGTCTAGGTCACAATACTTCTTTTCTGATCCCAATGTAATTATTATCCCCCCAGAAAAATCCATTAATCTTCCCAGTGAGGATGTTTGTTTTGTTCTTGATACTAAGGTTATGGATAAACTGCTGAAAGCAGCAGCAGTTCTTCAACTTCCAGACCTATCTGTTGTTGGTGAAGCAGGTGTAGTCAAACTTGTTGTTCGTGATAAGAAGAACGATACTTCTAATGTTCACCAAGAAATTGTTGGAGAAACTGATGAAGTCTTTTCCTTTAACTTTAAGGTTGAAAATATCAAAATCCTTCCAGGAACTTATGAGGTTGTAATCTCTTCCAAACTTCTTTCCCGTTTCAAGAGTACAACTTATGATTTGGTTTACTATATTGCTCTTGAACCTGACAGCACATTTGGATGATGAAACACATTCTTTTTACTTTAAAGGGTTGCTCAGATCCAGTTCTTGATGATGAGCAATACATTAGAGATGTTTTGTATCAAACGTCAAAAGAGTGTAAGTCAACTCTTCTTGCCTTGAACTCTCATAAGTTTCAACCTCAGGGAGTTACTTGTGTTGCAATGTTAGCAGAAAGTCATATCAGCATTCATACCTGGCCAGAAAAGGGAATGGCAGTCTGTGATATTTTTACTTGCGGGGATCATACGGATCCTCATGCTGGTGTGAAATACATGCAAAAAGCATTATTCTCAACAGATATTGTTAGTAATGAATTTGTGAGACCATTAGAATGAGAGACTGGAAACAAACATTTGAATCACTCAACGAAGAACAAAAACACAAACTTGCTGTTCTTCGTGTGATGGAGTGTACCAATGGCGTAATTCAGTATGCATTCAGAGGTGGTTCTGAAAATGCTCTTTCTATCGAAGAGACTAGACGTGCCATGAAGTTCAGTATGGGTTGTATTAAGAGAATGCAAATTCCTCTTGGTGAAGAAACCATGGTGTTTGGTGATGATCTCAAAGAAATCTTTGGTGAGATCAGAGACTTATATTTGAAAGGTAAGACAGATCTAAATGCCTTCTCTGAATTCATGGAAATTTCTATCTGCATGTATAATGTTCTGGGTAAAGATAGAATCCTTGAGGCACAAAAAGTTTTGTCACAACACATCACCGAAATTGCTCCAGAGCATTTACAATTGGGTGTGAACTATATTATGCAATTCATTAAATGAACATTTTTGTGACCTCTCCTAACCCTTGGGAATCAGCAAGGGTACTACCTGATAAACACATCGTTAAGATGCCACTCGAAACTTGTCAGATGCTCGCTATCGTTGCATCTGACAAGTGGGGACATGGATTTGGCACTCTTCCCAAAGCAGACGGTACGCCGTACAGCACTGAGAAGGGTGCCTTTCGCAATCATCCTTGTACCAAGTGGGCATCTGAGTTTGTAATGAACTGGCAGTGGCTCCTTGCTCACGGATTTTCTCTCTGTGAGGAGTATGCGGCACGCTATGGCAAGGTTCACACCTGCTTCAGCACTCTCTTAGCAGCGCGTGAAATCTTCCCTACAGGACGCCCTGAGGACGCTCCTACGCCCTTTGCGAGGGCAATGCCTGATGAGTATAAGTTAGATACCAGTATCGATACTTTTACTGCTTATAAGATGTATATTGCATCTAAGCCTTGGGTATGCGATAATTACCTTCGGTTGCCACATCGTAAACCTGATTGGATTTGATTATGCGTGATGAATTCTTGTGGGTTGAGAAATATCGCCCAAAGACTATTGAAGATTGTATTCTTCCAGCTGCAACAAAAAAGACATTTAAAGAGTTCCTACATAAGGGTGAGGTTCCAAACCTTCTTCTTGCTGGACCTCCTGGAGTTGGTAAAACTACAGTCGCAAAAGCACTTTGTAATGAATTAGGAGTAGATTTTTATGTCATCAACGGATCTGACGAAGGACGATTTTTGGACACGGTACGGAACCAAGCAAAAAATTTTGCTTCGACCGTCTCACTTTCTTCGACTGCAAAACACAAAGTCATCATCATTGATGAGGCAGATAACACAGGGAACGACGTACAACTCCTCCTACGGGCAAATATTGAGACGTTTTATAGCAACTGCAGATTCATCTTCACCTGTAATTACAAAAACAAAATCATCGAACCACTCCACTCAAGGTGTGCGGTCGTCGATTTTTCGATTAGTGGAAAAGCAAAAGCAGAACTTGCTTTGTCCTTCTTCAACCGTCTCCGGACTATTCTTGAGGAAGAAGGTATTGAGTATGATAAAACGGTTGTCGTAGAACTTATCAACAAACACTTTCCAGATTGGAGGCGTGTTCTAAATGAGTGCCAAAGGTATTCCACTGGCGGCAAGATTGATTCTGCGATTTTAGCTTCATTCTCTGACGTAAACATCAATGATCTCATTAAAAGTCTCAAAGAAAAGAACTTCACCGAAGTTCGAAAGTGGGTCGTTAATAATCTGGACAATGATTCTGGGGTACTTTTGCGTCGTATTTACGATGCTCTTGTTACATCCCTTGAAAACAATAGCGTTCCTGCTGCTGTGCTTATTATTGCTAAGTATCAGTATCAGATCGCGTTCGTCGCAGATCAAGAAATTAATCTTCTGGCGGCGCTAACAGAAGTTATGGTTGAATGTAATTTTAAGTAAAGAACTATGGAAGTAAAACTGATTCGTATGTCCTCTGGTGAGGATGTTGTTGCCGAAATTATTAAACAGGATGAGAACATTATTGGAGTCAAAAATCCAATTGTTGCCATTCCAACTGGAGCGGGTAAACTTGGATTTGCTCCTTGGTCTCCTATCGTGAGTAAAGAAATTGAAAGTCTTGATATTAATGCTAGGTTTGTAATCTATGTAAGTGACCCAGATCCTGATGTGGTTGACCAGTACAAAAACATGTTCTCCACTATTGCTACTCCACCCTCCAAAAAACTTATTGTCTGATGAAATCTCTCAAAACTCCTTTGAGGTATCCTGGAGGCAAGTCTCGTGCTTGTACTAAGATGGATCCATATTTTCCAGATCTACGAAACTACAAAGAATACCGAGAACCATTTCTTGGTGGTGGAAGTGTTGCGATTCATATTGCAAAAAAGTATCCACACCTGGATATGTGGGTGAATGATTTGTATAAACCTCTTTATAATTTTTGGTGTGTTCTTCGTGATGACTCACAAGAACTTTCAGAAAGATTGAAAGAATATAAGTCTCTTCATCCAACCCCAGAAAAGGCAAAAGATTTGTTCGATTGCATGAAAAAGTTGCTCAGACATCCAGATACTCTAGATTTATATCGTGCTATTGCTTTCTACATTCTCAACAAGTGTAGTTTCTCTGGACTGACTGAGAGTTCTTCTTTCTCTTCACAAGCAAGTGTCAGTAACTTCTCTATGAGAGGGATCGAAAAACTTCCAGAATATTCTAAGATTATTAAAGATTGGAAAATAACCAACTATTCTTATGATTATCTCCTTGATTATAAAGATAGTACTTTTCTATATCTTGATCCTCCTTACGACATCAAGGATAACCTATACGGGAAAAAAGGATCTATGCATAAAGGTTTTGATCATGACAGGTTTGCTTCTGATTGCTCTGCTTGCGATATGCCTCAGTTGGTAAGTTATAACTCTGACCAACTTGTAAAAGATCGTTTTGTTAATTGGAGTGCTACTGAGTTTGACTTGACTTACACCATGCGTTCTGTTGGGGAATACATGAGAGACCAAAAGCAACGTAAAGAACTTTTGCTATTTAATTATGGAATTGAAGGACTGGTTAAACTCTATTAATTTTACAAAAGAAGATTTATCCCAAGATATTAAAGAATATCCGCCATACATTATTAACAAA